GCAAGGGCAGCCGTTTCAAGTTACGAAAAGAAGCGCGAATATCAAAAAGGAATTGAACGCTTATTGCTGGGATACCGATAAGGATGGCAATACCATCAACAAGCCTATTGATGCGCACAACCACGCTATTGATGCCATGCGATACGTTGAGATGATGCTAACCATCAAACCATCATTCAAGTCATTTAGAGCGATTCAATTTTGAAAACAGCCATAACGATAAACGGCCAACCTGTTAACATTCCTGCTGAGTGGAATGAGATTACACTAAAGCAAGCCATCAAATTACATTCGGCCAAAACAGATGCTGAAATACTTGCGGCCGTTAGTGGCCTAGACTTGGAGGTGTGCGAAAACATTAGACCAATGCAACTTTCCGCGATAGTGTGGCCTATTAACGCACTAGGTGAGATGCCCAGCTTAGATGAGTGGACATTATCACTTCCAAAACCTAAATCATTGGGGAGCATGGAATTTGCGCGAAAGGTAAACGTAGAAGGGCTGGCAAGATTGAAGCTAATTGATACGGAACTAATCGGGCGAACGGTTGCCATTTATTGCGCAAATGATATAGATGACAAGGATATTGAGGACTGCTATTTACGTCTGCTGAATGAGCCGTTTATTGCGGTTGCCGCTGCTGGTCAATACATATCTAGCCAACTTGCCGAGATGTCAAAGGCTGAGGCTGCAATCAAGCCTGCGGAATACGAAAGCGAAGAATGGCAAGCTGGTATTTCTGACTTTAAAAAATATGGTACTTTTGGACTCGTTAGGGGCATATCTTTACGCCACCATTGTAGTGATGAAGATGTATACCGTTGGAGTTACAACAAGGTGATTTTAGAATTGCAATATGCAGCAGATGAAAACGCTTACCAAAGGAAGTTGAACAAGATTTTGAACAAGAAGAAATGAGCAGCATTGTCAGCATAATTGAATCGGTAGTTTTGGACTTAACTCCAAAGCCCGATTTCATACACGGGTTCAAATCATGGGCAAATCTAAAGGCAGATGAAAAGAGGTTTCCATGTGTGATACTTGTTGAGCCTATCACCAGCGATGACACGTTTAGACAGGGCGGCCTAGTAGATAGCAGTTACCCCTTATTTATGCTATTTTTAGGCCGTACCGAATTAGCATACACACCTGAGCAGCATCGGGTTACAATTGATGCAATGCGTGATTTACGCAGGCAGTTTGTCTTGAAATTAAAGGCAGCCAAAAATGTGTATGGTGAGCATATTTTCAAGTCAATTGACAACGTGAAAACGACCGACACGTTTAACGAATTGGATGCCAACGCATCGGGAGTATTCATGACATTCACAGCGACACCACTTAACTCAGACAGCGTATGCGTGTAACACATTCAAAGCAAGGGGGCAAATCGCATAGCAAAAAGAAGCTAAAGGATTTCGAGGCTGCAAAAATTAAGGCCGTTAGTATGGTTATGCGTAACGTGGCAGAAGAAGCGCGAAAAATAGAGATGGAAGCTGTTAGGCAAGTTTTAGAATCATATCTAAACAGGCCGCTAATCCAAAGCGATGTTCAAAAAATAGGGCGAATTGCTATGCCTAATGGTTACGTGCTGACTTATGGCAATAAACCACTAGGCGAAATTCAACGCGAAACGCATAAAGACCCGAAGGCTCAAGAGAATTATCGCATTACCTTTACAGCCTACGAAGATGAGCATACAGAAACCCCTTCTTGAGCAACTAGGCAAGACCTTAGTAGGGCAATTTCGGGCGAATATAGCACCGATGAAAGCAAGCGGCCGCACTAGCGACAGCATACACTACGTGGCGACCGAAAACACTTTAGAGGTGTTGGCATTGCGAAGTATTGGAACGGCTGAATATGGCCGTAAACCGACTAGACAAGGGGCAGAAGCTGGCGACCCTACGCTATTTGAAGCCATCAAAGAATGGGCGAAAATACGTGGCATAGTTACCAATTTGGACGACAAAGCACAGCTAGGAATCGTTTACGCCATCACTAAGCACATTCATAAGAACGGATGGAAAACCAAGCTAACCAAGCCGCTTTCATCTGTTACGGATAACCTAGACATTGATGCGTTAATTAAGCCTTTGGTCGTGTATCAAATGACTGAGTTCAAAAGCGGTATAATCAAAGAATTACAATGAGTTTCCTAATAACACGAAAGCCCGAAAAGCTATTTGCATCCTCAGTAAAGTTTTCAAGATGGACAGCCCTTGCCAACCCGTATCTTTTTGAATTAACCCGATCTGATTACGGAGTTAACTCTACAGGAATACGGCCAGCATACCATCCGACAAAACCGACCGTAAGAACTACAGGCGACCCTGTAACCGTTCCGATATTTGTTTTAGCTGGCGACAGGATATACGTTAACAGCGGAGTGTATCAAGGCATTTACACGGTGTTTAGCGTAACGAATGAATACATCGTTTTAGATACTCCTTACATTGGCGTTGGTGGAACTGGATGGGTTAACCTAGTGGATAGGCTGCAGAACTTCAAAGCGTATATCAAAATTTACGATGGGGTTACCAATGTGCTGATAGATGAGTTAAGACTTTCGCCCGATAGCACAGGGCTGCTAATTGCGGATGTTTCGGGCATATTGCGCAAACAGTTGAACACTACAGCAGACCCTACTCAGACGACAATTAACAAGGCTAATAAAGGCATTTCGGGTTCATTTAGAATTGGATACGGTGCAACGTGGCTATACGTAAGCGAAGAAATCACTACGGACGTCACGTCACCTGAGGTAATTGTTAAAGAAAAGTACTACTGGCTTTCTGCTGCGAAACAAATAGATGGAAACATTGCTCTAGGCATGAGTGGAATCGGTCAAAACTTGAAAGAATTTGTTCCTAAAAACTTGGCAAGTTCTGAGGCTAAGTTCTTAACGATGTTTGAGCGGCCTACCTATTTCGATGGGTTTCCGTTTTTCCTTTCGTTTATTTATGATGAAGATTTTGACGGTATTACGCTCGAACGCCATCAACAAGATGCCGACATAAATGGTATTGACGTAGGTGCGGAAACAGATAATACGTTAATTGTTAGCCAAAAGCATTATGTAAACAATATGATACTTCGCGCCCCGAATGCTGGCACAAAAATCATTAAGGCATGGCTTGAAGATGGCCCAGCAGAAACAGATGGGTATATTGGAGTAGGAGGTATTCCGTACAATGGGGCTTCTAAAAACGCAGGATAATGATAGTTACAGAAATCAAAGAAATAGATTACCTAGATTGTATGCCTCAAGATCCATTGCAGTTGATGTGGCTGAACTCATTAGGCGGCATGGACACTTGGGTATTCTCAAGGCATCAAGAGTATAGCGCAAGCGTTTCAGACGTTGACCAATTTGAACCCGTGGTAAATTATCTACAAATTGCCAACTCAAATCAAAAAGTACTGAATAAGGAATTGCTTGTTGTGGTCAATTTGGGATATGAGCAACTAAATACCCAGCAAGTTATCGGGATAAGTGGCGTTCTTTCTGCGGCATTGGTATACGCAAACATCGGAGGCTATTGGGTGCAAGTTATCGTAAAGGCTGGCAGCTACAAGATATTTGACACGGGCGAAAGCAGGCATAAATTGGAATTTGACATTATCATTCCTAAGCAATATACTTCAAGCCTGTGAGCAATTTAATCATAAAGATTGGCGACAGACCACTAGACTTAAATAGTGGTGAAACTATTGCGCTGACAAGGCAAGCGGCAAAGGTTGGTGACTTCGTTGCCGTTATGGCCGATGGTACTAATGAGGTTACCATACCTTTGACCGCAAACAACAAGGCGGTGTTTGACAATGCCCACATATTTGGGACGGATAGCCTAATCCCGTATCGGAGGACGGATGCAACAATGATTCAAGAGGGCTATGAAACAATCACAAACGGTTATTCAATCGTTAAAAGTTCGGCTAACAATTTCAGCTTGCAAATTGTGGGAGGTAACGGAGGCTTTTTTGACCTTATACGGAATCTAAATTTAAGGCAATTAGATTTAGTGGAGTATAGTCACTTTTGGACAAACCTAAATGCCTTTGACAACCGCAATAATACAGATGGCTACGTTTACGCGGTGTTTGAGCAAAGCGATTTAGAGGACGTTGATTCTACTATGCGAACCTATGGAACGAATTTATACTCGGTTCAAACGGCTAGGCTATTGCCATCATTCTACGTTAAAACTTTAATTGGTAAAATCTTTGCAGAGCAGGGTTATACCTTCGTGACCGACTTAGTTGCTGAGGATATTTACGACAATCTAATAGTGTTCAATGGCAAGCCTGACAGGGGCGAAGATATGAGCCATCATTTATGTACGGTCGTGAATGATGTAGACCTATTTCCTTTATTTTCGGGAAATTGGTTATTTCAATATACATCTGTTATTAACGGAACATTATATACCAGTGATGCTGAGTTTAATAGTAGGCTGCCTTTATATTCACCAAATGCAAGCGATGCTGGATTTACATTAACCGACCCATGTACTGTTACCGTTGAATTTCAGTTGATTATAGGTTTTGCATACTATTTACTTAACACCGATTTTACCATAAATGTTGAGGCCACAACCGTTGATGGGATTACTGTTTATAATAGCAACACAATTACGGTTAATGCCTACGAGTACACGCCACCATATGATGGCGAAGTAACGTTAAATTTCACCATGACTTTTGACGTTGGCGATTTTAATGGATTGATATTATTTAGGCCAGCAGTTTTGTATAATCCAAATACGGGATTTTACATCAAAGCTGGCAGCAGCTACACCGTTACAAATGCGGTTATGCTTGCCAATACAGGTATAACTACATCGTTCCCTTACAACTATTTTAACGGGCTTGTTCCTGTTCCCGACATGAAACAGGGCGACTTTCTGAAAGACTTGTCAAAGGTGTTCCAATGGATTTATGATGTAAATGAGGTGACTAAAGTGGTAACTGCTAGGCGTTACGATTCGGTACAGGAAAACATACCAACGGCTATTGATTTGAGCGACCATATTGACGTCCGAAAGCAAAAGATAACCTACGGAATTGATGGCTTTGCTCAAACCAATTCGCTGGCATACAAGCCCGATGACATTACTAGCTATGATGCGATTGGGTATATCAATGTAGACGACCAGACGTTAAAGGCCGAAAGCAAATATGTGGAGGTTTCATTATTTGCGGCTACTTCGACCCGTCAAAGATTTGATTCAGTTGCCGCGCCTTACGTACCGATATTTGATGTGGATGTAATGCCCAATAATGCAATTACTCACAGATTGCTATTGACTAAAAGAGTAGATCCTTTTCCGTACAACGTGAATTTTAACCGAGCAACGGAAGCACCTTATGATTACCCAACGGACGACCTAACCTTTGCGTATTTCGCTGAGGCTGGCAACCTGAGTAGCTTGGACTTTCAAAACCTAATAAACCGCTTTTATCAAACGGTAATGGCGATAACCTATCGGGGCAAAACGCTTGAATGCTTAATGAATCTGAAAATTTCAGACGTTGTAAATTACAATCCTTTTATTCCTGTTTACATTTCACAGCATGGCAGCTATTTTTACTGGCAAAAGGTGAGCAATTATGTGAAAGATAAATTAACCAAATGCACCTTTATACGTTTATAAAATGGCAACTGAAAAATATGAGGTACTTGTCAGCATTGGCATTGATTCAAAGGTCGTACAAGACAGCATTGCCAACGCGGATAGGCTAACTGCTGAAATCACTAAACTTCGCGAAGCACAAAAGGCAAGCGGTGTTCAAGATGCGGAAACTACGGCCGCAATTAAGGCGTTAACCCAAGAACGTAGCCGAGATTTACGTGTAGTTCAACAGGCCAACACGCTGGCAGCGGAAACGGTGAAAGGGCAAGAAAGGCTAAAGGCCGAGTTGTCGCTGCTAACGGTGCAATATAACAACCTAACAACAGCAGAGCAGGCAAGTACCGAAAGCGGCCAAAAGATGGGTGCAAGGATTCGCGCCCTGAGCGATGAATTGAAGGCAAACGAAAGCGCGGTGGGCAATAACACCCGTAACGTGGGCAATTATACCAATTCAATAAAGACAGCGTTGGTATCCATTTCGGGCGCAGTTCCAGGACTGAAAGGACTTAAAAAAGGACTGGATGGAGCGACTACAGGTTTCAAAGCGGCTGGTGGTGGTGTAAAAGGTTTAACAGCGGCTTTAATGACATTGGGCATCCCTATAATTGTGGCGGCCGTTTCATCTTTAATAGCAAATTTTGATACGTTAAAAGCATCGGGTGGTCTTGTTGGAAATGTTATTACTGCAATTGGTAATACCGTCAAAATGGTTACCGATAAAATTAAGGATTTTAGCGATTTTCTTGGACTAACTGATTTTAAAGCTGATAAATTAAACGAGAATCAAAAACAAAGAGCGGAGGAATTAACGGATGTTATCAAGGCACAAGAGGATGCAAACGTGGCGTTAATTAAGAATGCAGAAGAAAGGAAAATAGCTGAAAGAAAATTAGCACTTAAACGCCAACTTGAGGAAATAAAAACAACGGGTGCGGAAGAAACAAAACTTAGAGTTGATTTAGAAAAAATTGCTTTAAACGATATTGAGAACATTCGTAAAGAAGAATCTGATAAAAGAAAAGCAGAATTAGACAAGGCAAAAGAGGAAAGGCAAAAGGAATTTGAAAAGAAACAGGCTATTGATGACAAAGAAAAAGAAGCGGCCAAAAAGCAAGCGGATGATTTGAGGAAAATCGCTGAGGACTTTATGCGTGAGCAAATGGATGATACTGACAGGCAACTATTAGATATAGGCAAAAGAGCGAACGCGGCACGGGCTGCTGGTGTTGAGGAAGTTGCCATAACTAAATTCATAAATGATGAGGTAAAAAAGATTGAAGATGCCGCAAGAGACGAAAAAATGGCAAAGGATACCGAGGCTTTTACCAAGCAAATTGAACTGCTTGGACTACAGGAGCAAGTGGAAATTCAAGCGGCCGAAAATTCAATAAAAAACGAAAAAGATTTAACCGCTAAAAAAGGAAAAATTGCTTTGGATTATCTTGCTCAGAAACTTTCCGTCATGGAAAACATGGCAATGGTGGACAAGAAATTAACCGATGAAGAAATCGCAAACCTTAAACTTCTTAAGGGTGAAATAGACCGCATTAAAGGCGATATGGCCAATCCAGATGAAGATGCCCCCACATTTGCCGATGCGGTAGGGATGTCAGAGGAGGACTTTGAACTAATGCAAGCAAGTCTAAATATGACTATGGAGGCGTTGGGAGTTATTCAGTCAGCAATTGCACAAGATTCCGAAGATAGAATAGCCCAAATAGACGCGCGTACAAATGCCGAAATAGAGGCAATCAAAAATAGCACACTTTCAGAAGAGCAAAAGGCGGCAAAAATTAAGGTATTAGAGCAAAAAGCTGCAAGGGAAAAATACAAAATTGAACTTGACCAGTTTAATTCTGCTAAGGCTATTAGTATGGTTATGGCGATAATTCAAACGGCACAGGCAGTAATGGCCGCATTTACGGCTGGGTCATCGCTTGGGCCTGCTGGTGTAGTTGCTGGGCCTGCTATGGCTGCCGCGGCTGGCCTACTTGGTGCGGTTCAAATTGGAATGATTGCAAGCCAACAGCCACCTCCACCGCCTGCCTTTGCATCGGGTGGATTTGTATCGGGTGCTGGTAGTGGAACAAGTGATTCAATTCCTGCTATGCTTTCAAATGGCGAAAGCGTAAATAATGCGGAAACTACTAGGCGATTTGCGCCCTTGCTTTCATCTTTAAACGCGGCTGGTGGTGGTGTTGATTGGTATCGTGGCGAAGGTTTTGCATCGGGCGGTTTGGTGCGTAAATTTGCAACTGGTGGCGTTGCCATGTCCAGTTCTTCAATGATCCGCGAAAATCAACAAGTGGCTATGATGGCAGCCCAAATGAGTATGTCGCAGCCTGTTTTGGTTATTGAGGAATTCCAAAGCGTACAAGGCAGGCAAGTTAGAACCGAGCAGAATTTACAACTATGAATGAACTGATTTTAGAACTTGACAAAAGCGGTCAATTGTTTGAACTGTTTAAGGGCGGATTTATATCGTGGACTGTATTACGTGACAAGGATATGTTTCTGACATACCAAGTACACAAACAAACTGGGCTAAATAAGACGCAATCGGTGAAAAGGACGGCCGACCAATTTGACGTAAGCGACAACGTTGTATGGGTGGCTTTGCGTAAGATGACCGCACCAATAAACGAATAGTAAAAGCCTGTTTTGCCGTGTGGAATTTTGCCACCACATGGAAGCGCATATTTACATCGAAGGTCAAATCGGTTCATCTTACAAAGAGGATGGAACGGTAGATGTCAGCGGTGTTGAATTACAAGACGTTATTTCGCAGGTTCGCAGAAATGCTGATGCCGAAAAGATTACTTGCCATATTACCAGTCAGGGCGGCTCAGTGGATTCAGGTCGCAAAATAGCCCAATACCTCGCATCACTTCCAAACGTGCATACGCTAGCTGAGGTTCAATGCGCTTCTATTGCTACGGAGATTCACTTGGCCGTACCTATTGAACGCAGACGGATAGCTACAGGCACATCCTACCTTATTCACCAACCAATGTTCTCATTTCAGCGCGGCATCGCATTGAATAAAGATGAGTTGGCAAGTATGTCTACTGAAATAGGACATACGCAAGCTGAGATGGTGAGCAACTACGCAAAGGCTACAGGCATGGATAAAACCGCGCTTGAATTGCTTATGCAACAAGAAACAGCGTTAACACCTGAGCAATGTGTGGAGTTTGGCTTCGCCTCTGAAATTGTAACAAATGCAACCGTAGCGGTTGCCCTAATTAAACCAAAACAATCAACTGAAATCATGGCAACATTGAAAGAAGAAATCGCAGCAATGCGCATTCAAATCGCTTCGCTTATCGCGGGCAAACCTGTTAAAGCAGTATCACTAGATCTAACCACAATCGAGGGCGTTCCTGTAGTCGTAGTGACTGAGGAAGATATGCCTAAAGTTGGTGATGCGGTTATTGATGCTGAGGGCAATCCAGTACCCGATGCAACTCATAATTTCGAAGGGTTACAAGTAGTTACCGTTGATGGTGTTATTACTGAAATCATCGAAGTAGAGGTAGTTGATGTTGAGGCATTAGCTTCTGAACTGGCTACTTTGAAAGCAGAACGCGAAGCAGAACAAACTGCCTTTGCTGAATTGCAAAAGGAATTTGCTCAAGTGGCAAAATTGCAATCTACTTACAAACCAGCAGCACAACAAGTGGCTTTCAAAAAGCAAGTAGTTGATTCTGCGAAAGAGGTTTCAAGTTACTCAACAATCAAAGAAGCCCTTGCAGCTCGTAAGGCTAAAAAATAATAACTAACCAATCAAACAAATCAAATCAAATGGCAATCCTTAACCCAGCAGACTTAGCCTTTAACGGTGAAGAAATAAAAGCCCTTTCAGAGGGTATAATGGAGGACGTGTACGCAAAACCTGCGATGACCGAATTCTTGACTATCTACACAGGCATCAAAGCCAAGAAGCAAATCGCTTTTCTTGGAATTTTGTCGGGTTTGGTAGGACAAAAGCACGATACTTCTAGCTGTTCTCCGATTGAGAATGATGCGGCTATCGAAAACACAGAAAAGTTTTGGGAGCCTGCTTACATTGATGACCGTTTCAGCGAGTGTTTCGACAATTTGCTTGAAACTTTCTTTGTTTACGGTTTGAAGAATGGCGTTCAAAAGGGCGACCTTACCAATACTGATTTCGCTCTTTTCTTTGTTGAGCGTTACCAAGATGCTATTGCTGAAATGTTCCATCGCCTTGTTTGGTTTGGTGACACAGCAGCAGATGACACCGCTGGTGGTGGTATATTCGTAACGGCTGGATTCGTTGCGAAGCGTTGGGATGCTTTCGATGGCATTTGGAAACAATTGTTTGCAATCGTTGCTACAACTCCTGCAAGAAAAACGACTGACTTGACTGCTAAAAATGCACAGACTACTTTTGCATTGCAAGCGTTCAATTCAACGGATACAACTAACCGTGTGGTAACTAACACGCTACAAAACTTGGTATTCAATTCTGATTTCCGTCTACGTGATAAAGCAGACAAAATTATTATCGTAACTCAGTCAGTAGCTGACCAGTACGTTCGTGAATTGGAAGCTGGAGCAAACAACGGTCTTTCTGTAGCATTTGAATATATCCAAGACGGTGTAATGGTAATTAAGCGCATGGGTGTTACTATCTACGCTTATAGCTTTTGGGACAGAATGATACAAGGATACCAGCGTACATCTGCAAGTGAGTTGAACTACTACCTTCCTCACCGTGCTTTGTTGACCACTAAGGCTAACATTGCTTTCGGAACAGAAGAAGAAGGTACGCTTTCAGAAGTAGACGTTTTTGTTGACAAGAAAGACAAGAAAACATACTTTGACTTTGGCGCTAACCTCGATGCAAAGGTGTTGCAAGACTACTTGGTTCAAGTTGCTTATTAGTATTAACCTTTAACAAAAGAAATCATGCCAATTTGCGATAATATCACAGCAGGGATAGCCTATGATTGCGCTTATCCTCCAACCGGGGGTGTGAACGATAGGCTTATCCTTTTGAACTATGCCGACATTGACGGTAATGTTACTTATGATAACACTAACCCGATAATCGTTACTAACATCACACTCACAGCCCCAGCAGTTGGGTATGAGTATGAAGGTGTTAACAACTCCAATGAGCCACGTTCGGCTATGGTTAAAGGCCGTTACGTTAACGGATATGACCACGAGGTAAGATTCAAATGTTTTGACAATAGCCCGGATGCAAAATTGCAATTGGGCAAATTGGATGGGGCGTTGGTAGTGGCAATCGTTCAGAATAACAGGAAGGGACTAGACGGTAATTCAGCCTTTGAAATCTACGGTCTTGAAACAGGCCTACGGTTACAGGAATTGGAGCGTATTTTGGCCGATGCTGAAACTCAAGGTGCATATAACCTTTTGATTCGCAACGATGAAATTAGCCGACCTTCTAGCCTGCCGCACACATTGTGGGACACTGATTATGCCACTACTCTTGCGCTGGTTAACGGCTTAGTGTAATCTAATCAATTGAAATAAAAAAAGGCGGTGCGCGTGGAAACATGACACCGCTTTTTTTTTGTAAATTCGCAGCATGACACCACTAGAATTAAAAGCATTACTCGAAGAGGTCAGCCCTTTAGTCGTTGTCCCCAAAGGTCAAATTGATAAGTCGCACCCAGTTGTGGTGAAATTCCTAGCAGTTCACAAAGAATTAACGGGAAAAAAGGTCGGGCAGGGGACTTGTCAAAGTTGCATACTAGATGCGCTTTTTGAATTGAAGGGGTTAACCGAAACACAGTTAAAATTGATGACGATGGAACGCAAATACAAACTAAAACCGAACGCGCTGGTTTACTTTAATCACGCTCATTATACGGTCGCAAACATTACTGACGATGTGGCAATAGAGATGGTAAAAGCCAACTCAGGACACTCACGCTCATTTGTTAATGGCGAGGCTTTACTTGCCGAATTAGATGGCGTTGAAAAGCCAAAGGGTAAAAGAGGCAGGAAGCCTAAGGCAGTTGAGGTGGTGACTATTGAAGCTACTGAGCAAATTCAAGAGTAATGAGAATTAACATCGCCAAAATCCAAAAACGCATAATTCGCAGGGACGACAAGTCTTTAGGGATTATCAACTACGATATTGACAACGCTTATCCTCAAAGGGTTGTGGACATTGTTAACGGGTCAGGCGTTGCCATCACTTGCATTGACATATATTTCAAATTCATTAACGGTACAGGCTTTGCAGATGCTGCTTTAGGCGCAACGGTGGTAGATGGCGACCGATTAACCGCTGACAAGTTACTTCGCAGATGCGCCTATGATTTCGCAATGCATGGAGGGTTTGCTATCCATAAAAATTACGACATAACAGGCAAGGAAACAACTTCTAGCCATGTTCCTTTTTCGCACTGCAGGATTGGAATTGACAGGGACAGAAAGCCCGATTCAATTGCGGTCTATAATGATTGGGGGCGCGAAATTGACAAGCGAATAGATAAAGCAAAGATTGACTTTATAGACCTTTACAATCCCGACCCCGGAATAGTCAAAAAGCAAATAGAACAGGCAGGAGGAATTGAATACTACAAAGGGCAAATCTATTATCACGGTGCTGGCGGTGACGTTGCCTATCCTTTGTCACACTTTGACAGTGAACTTGAGGACATTGAAACGGACAGCCAAATAAAGCTATTTAAGTATCGCAATATAAGCGGTTCGTTTATGGCTTCGCATATGATGGTGAGGTACGGCCAAGCTGAGGGCGACAATAACAACTCAGATGGCCTAGTAGAACAGCTAAAGGAATTTCAAGGCGCGGACAATTTTAACCGCTTAATGCTTTTGGATATTGACACTCCTGAGCAAAAACCTGAGTTAATCCCGTTTACGCATTCAAATAACGACAAGCTATTTGAATACCACGAGAAAAGCACGCAGGACAATATCCGTAAAGTGTTTGCAATCCCTACGGTATTTTTAGATGCCGTTGCTGGTTCGCTTGGTTTGTCGGCTCAGTTAGATGATGCGGTTTCATTCTATAATCGTATGACTCAGGACGAAAGAGCAATTTTAGAGGAAACATTTGACTGGTTATTATTCGATACTTTTGGAGGCAGTTACAAGATTAAGCCTTTAGATATGAGAACTTCGCCCATACTATGATAAACCTAATCAACATAACGGATTTCACGGAAAACAAGTTTCTTACTCAGAACTTAGACGACCGCGATATTGACCCGATAATTACAGAGGCTCAGGAGTTCGATATTAAGCCCATAATTGGTGCGGCTATGTATTTGGACATGATGAATAACCTAAACGCGGTGAAATACGTTGACTTGCTGGATGGAAAAATATACACGCCAAACGGTGAGGCAGATGCCATCTATTTTTCGGGGTTAAAAATGGCGTTGAAATACTATGTATACGCTCGCCTTTTGGTGGTCAATGGAGTTAAGTCTACAAATAGCGGTTTTGTGCAAAAGACGTTAGAAAATAGCGAAAGGATAAGCGGAACGCAGCTAACTCAAATGATAGCCCAAACTCGCAGCGGTGCTAAGGTATACGAAACGGAAGTGAGGGATTTTCTTTGCAATTACTCAGCGGTTTATCCTCTTTATTGTGAGGGCGTTCGCAAAAATAATGGTCACGGATTTAGAATGAAAGCAATATGAGCGCATTAAATGATTTGGATGGAATGGTGTTACGGCAGGAGGTTTATCCACCTATGCCAACCAAAAATGCGGAGTTAACATTCACCGAATGGGACGACCGTGTTATTGATATTTATCGCGTAATTCAAGACGTGGTGAATGGCGACAACGTGGATGCGTATAATCCTGCTACAACATACGATGGGACGTCCTCAGATGTTTACCTAAAATTCGTAGGCTATAATTCACGTATTTGGCAAGCGGTTTTTGCTGGCACGTTTTCAGGTGAAACGCCTGCTGAGGGTATCTATTGGACTCAGGTCACTTTGGCTCAAATGCTGCCAAATGTTTTGAAGCTGGCCGAAATTGGTAGTGGTGCAAGCCAATCGGTTAAGACGGTAAAAATTACCATTCCTACTGCACAAGTATTGACATTGTATACTACTCCAGTTGCCTTTGGAATTACCGTTCCTGTTGGGTATTTTGTTCAGCCTTTAAGCCTTCAATGCGGAGTAGATTTTAACACCGTGGCTTATGCTACCAATACAAGCCTTTCGGTTCGTGCGGTTGGGGCAGATGTTGCGATTGGGTCAAGCACAGCACCATTAGCAGCAACACTTTCAAAAGTAAGCAACTTAAATATAAACATAGCACCAACGGCTGGGCAAACCCAATTTATTGATGGCGTTGATTTGGAAGTATTCGTTGGTGTTGGCAACCCAACAGCTGGCAATAGTAACATAGATGTTTACATGACATATACGCTTGTTGAATTATGAGCATAGTTAGAAAGTCCGACAGGGTAATTCAGGTTACGGTTACGGGAGGCAATGGAACGCCTGTAACCATTTCAACGCTTGCCGATTTGGAAATTTTAGCCTATCAATTTCCGAAGCGCATCATTCAAAGATGGCTGCTTTCAGATAGTGAAATAACTACGGTTAATAATGCTGCTGGTATTGTAAGCGTGAATTTTGACCGCGCAAATACTCAAACGCTAAACTTTAAGAACGATCCTTGTTTATTGGAGGTGGTTGCATCATTTACGGATATTGATTTTGAAGGTGGTATTAAGCGCGATGTGGCCACAGGAATAGAGTTATCAATAGTTGAAGATAGCCCAACGGCTTATGAGCAATGATAACGGCAACCGCGATACTTACGGAAACGATAGTAGTTACCGCATCTTTAGGCGGCAACGTATGCCAGCCAGCCACATGGACTCTTGTCGATGAAGATGCCAATGTGCTGGACACGGGTTCAATCGTTTCGGGCGGTGCGGAAACCATTATAGCACCCGATGGAACTGTTTTACGGGATGGGTTACCTTATGGCTCAGTATTAAGCGGAGGTATAATAGATGTGCCAAGTGATACTTGTGCAGACGTTACTATTGATATTAACGGTGTGCCATTCGATACCGTACCAAGCGGAGGGAGCTTGGACATTCCTGTTATTGACACGGGTGCTAATCCAGTTGGCTCACAAATTGGCACAGATTACGTAATTGCAAACAACGCAACCTATATCAATAGCGTTCAAGTTACCGACCAAGCTGCTGAACAAGATGCCTTTATTGCTGTTGAATTGGACGGCAATCCATCGGGAACGTGGAATTCTGGAACGCAAACTTGGGAGGTTACAAGCGACCCGTGTTTGGATGCAACCGTTGAAAATTCAGACGTTACCTTTACTCAAGATATTGTTTCGGGTGCAACATACGTTTTAGACGATTACGAATTTGAGTTTCAAGATGCAAGCGGTACGGTCATAGCTACCGAAATAAGACCAGCGATGATACCCGAAACCTTTAACTTCGCAACGGGCTTAAATTTCCAATACAACCTAAATATTAACGGTGTTTTCTCGCAAGTTGTGAACGTAACCGCTGGCGATGACATCAATATAAACATAAACTAATGGCAGACTTAAACGTAACGGTTAACACGGATATAGATAAGATTGATGCGGCCGCTGCCGATGGAATGCTTGGCGTTGTTGATTCGGTTGCATATTTAACTGCAGTAGTTAACCGCCACGCTCACAACTACGAGCGTTGGTTTGGTAAGAAAACAATACCAAATGGAGAGATAAGCGTAGCAACTCAAATGGCTACTTATACCAATGTTGCGCCAGTTGCATCATTTCTATTGACAAGCGGAAACGATAATTTCGGAGCATGGACACAATTGCTTGGCAGTTCGGACACTCCAGTTATTGCGCCAAATGCAAAATATAACCTTTCGGAAATAGCATTTTCGGGGAACAATAAAGCGCACACCTATTTTATTCAAGTGGGATTTGGTACAAGTGGAGCGGCTGCGTTGGCTGCAAATACTTATACCACCATTGCGCCATCATTTGACGCGGTTAATAATAGCATCAACATTGCCATCGTTAGCGAAAGGCAAGCGGTTGGAACAAAGATGTGGGCGCGTATATTATGCCCAACACACAACGCTGCAACTGTTAATCTTTACTTTGGATTGCACGAATATATAGGATAACATGGCAAACGTTAAGGTAATAGTTAAGGCAATTGCGTGTGCAGATGGTAGCGTTACCCAAAATGGCAGCCCGTTATTTGACGTGGCAAGCGGTTCGACATTTGATTTAATCACAAAGCTGGACGGGGCGGCAAACAATGGCACATGGGATGGTGTAGACACTTTAGACTTTACCTCCGCGCCATGTTCGCCCGTCACTTTCCAAATCAACGCGGTAAACAAGGAAAGTATAGCAGCGGGCGTTACGTTCAACTTAATCACTAAGTTAGATGGCGTGGTTAATTCGGGTTCGTACGATGCCCCTACTGATACCCTATCTTTTACCTCCGCAATACCAACGCCAAAAACTACGGGCTTTGCGTGGAAAACAGGCGAAACAACTAACTACGGCAACGGTTCGGACGGTCAAGTTCAATCGGGTGATGGTGTAAGTTGGTTAGTAATGTCGGAAAATAATATGTTTGGCAATACGAATGCCTATACAGACACGTTAGGCGGTCAAACGTATGCAAACAATATAGTTTTAGACCATAGGCATAGAAACCCGCTCACGGGGCGGCTATTGGGCTATGATAGGTCGGATGTGATAGTTGCGCGAACTTGGGCGGCACACCTAACCTACTTTGCTGCAAAAACCAATAGCGGTTACGGAAGTTGGCGACCTTGTAATTTTACGGAGTTGTTCCAAATATCGCGATGGGGAGGGGTAAACTTCAAATGGTCAAATGCCCCCTTCGCTTATACAGGAGCTGGCACAGGGGATTATCTTTGGTGCGGAACATCAAATAACCTTGTTACGGCCGATGCGTGGCTAGTATTCAACTATTCGACCGTACCCGTTCAATCGCGTGACAAAGGCGGATCTTACTTTATGATGGGTTGCCGTACTTTTACCCTAACCGATGCAGGACTATTATCATGACATATAAATTTGACAATATCACAGTAACCGACCCGACTTTCGTATTTTATGAAGGCAATACCGTAGGCGAGTTCGTGACTATTTGGGCAACCATTAACGAATCCTTCGAGTGGATGTTTGGCGCAATGTTAAAGACTGCCGACCGTGACGAATGGGTTGCGGAACAATTGAAGCAATATGAGCAGCCATAACCAAAAATTCCTTTTAGGGTTGCTTGTATTCGTATCCGCTATGGGTTACCTAACTATGACTACTATTCTACAAATACCAACGGCAAACCATGCCAACGCAACCGCTTCAAGTGATTACATGAGATTAGCGATTACGGGGCTAATCGGCTACTTCTTTGGTAGTTCGATGGGTTCAGCCGACAAAGACAAACGAAACAATGGAACTACATAAGACTATGGAAGCGGAGGGAATAGGCGCAATTTTAACAGCGATTGGAGGACTTGCGGGAGGGGTCTTTGGTGGTATTCGCTTAGGCAAGAACCAACAACTTGAAGAAGTCAAAGGGCTTATTACTGAATATCAAGAAGCGCACAAAATCACAAAGGAGGACTTAGTGGATATTCGAGAACAATTAGACAAATCAAAGGCAGCGGAAGAACTTTGCTTTCAACAACACCGCGAAGCAATTAGGCGAATAGATGAACTTGACCGTGGCATTCGCTCATTTACAGGAATACCAACTAAACTGAATAAGGAGTAATGGCAAAGATTACCGTAGGGGGCAAATTTAAGCCCCGTGTTAAACGCAAACTCTGTAGGCATAGCAAGTATCGGGCGAAGGGATTTAAAGTGTACAGGGGACAAGGAAGATAATACTATATTTGTCGCATGGCATTAGTAGGCGAAGTAGTCAAAGAAGCATTACTAAAGTGGTCTAACTTGCCGTCAGTAACATTAGCCCGAAAGCTAATCGAAGATAACCCCGAACTGTTTACCACGTTAGAACACGCAAGGTCGTTAATTCGCTACTATCGCGGAACAACGGGCAATGCCCACCGCCAAAATAGAAATATCGAAAAACCACAACCAGCTATGCAAGCTACAGCAATGGGCATCCCCAATCCGTTTTTCCTTCCTGATTCAGATGAAGTAGAATGGGAGCCATACATCATTCCTCCATCGGTAACGCGGTTACTTATCCTATCCGATATACACATCCCATACCACAACGTTAACGCGATTACGTTAGCCCTACAATACGGCAAGGAACGCAACGTAAACGGGATAATGTTGAACGGTGATATACTCGACTTTTATGGGCTATCAACCTTCGAGAAAGACCCGCGTAAAAGACGGTTTTCGGAGGAACTTGAAATGGGTCGGCAGTTCCTTAAAATAATAAGAAAAGAGTTTGACGGTGTGCCAATTTACTTTAAGTTGGGCAACCATTGCGAACGATACGAACGCTACCTTAGAATTAAAGCACCTGAGTTGTTGGATGTTCCAGAGTTTAGAATGGATGTATTATTAAAATTCGGAGAACATAAAGTTGAACTTATAGACGATAAACGCATCATCAAGTTTGGTAATCTAAACATTATGCACGGTCACGAGTTTGGCAAGTCGGTATTTTCGCCTGTTAACCCAGCACGTGGTCTTTACATGAGAGGAAAAGAAAACTGCATCGCTGGCCACAATCACCAAACAAGCAGCCACGTAGAACCAAGCATGAACGGCCATGTAGTTAACACGTGGTCAACAGGCTGCCTTTGCGAGTTGCATCCAACGTATATGCCCATCAACAAATGGAATCTTGGATTTGCCTATGCAGAACGCGAACAGGATAACGGGTTCACTGTTCACAACCATACTATTATAAAGGGGAAAATTCGATGAGCCTACGCTTTGAGCAAGAAGCATCTTTGTTAATGACCCGTGAGTTTCTGTTTGATTTACTTAACACAAGCACCCGACCAAAGACCGTGAAGGAATTGAAGGAACGGGCGCGGAGATGTTTAAGGCATTACCCAACTTTAGATCTAGATGGCAGCCCTATCTTTTCAAACGATACTTTCGGGCGCGATGCGAAATAAATAGGCGCATATTTCATACCTTAACGGGTATATTTAGGAGCAATGCGTGGCAATTCATACCGCATCGGGTATAAATAGTATATTTGCACCAACAGTACCCGAACGCTTACCATTAGAACAGCGTACCAGTCATGGGTCGTTTACTTAGCCCGTCAAGGTTTGTGGTTATCCTTGACGGGTTTCTTTTGTTAATTCCTTAAACCGAGTTTGTTAATTCATAGCAAGTCAAACCGCGCTATACTTCAACTACTTAGCCCTGTTTCTGTTAATTGTTCAAAGTGCACCAGTTAGGTAGTGTACTGCACCACCTCCGTTATTTAGAATCATTCTAAATTAGATTTATTTTTCATTGCTTTGTTGTAGTAACGAAATTACGCCTATATTTGTCGAACCAAAAGCAACAACGCTAAGGACAAAACAACCACGATGAAAACTGAAACTACCGAAAGCAAACAAATTACCGTTGAAGATTTGCAAGCCGTTTTGTATAAAATGGACTTTTACAAAAGAACTGCTGGCTATATTGCACACGACCTAAAAGGCAATCTAACCTTTTTTGATTCTAATCCTTAGTTTGGTGGCGCATACGTTACCCGTGATAACATTTTAGAATACATTGCTGGATATTAACTCACTCGTGGTTGAGTAAGGGGGCGAGAAATCAAACCCGCTCAACTGCATAAAACCAAACCACATGACCTATTCACTCCAAAAACTCGAAAACGCTATTGAGGTAGCTAATTTCAAAAAAAATGACGATTGGCAAATAATCGTGTCAGGCTCTGACATTCTCCACGCCAAATGTTCTGCTATCATTAAAGTAAGCAGCGTTCAGCTTGGTACTTTAGCACGTGCGATGCAAGTCAATTGCGAAGAAAACGATGGCGTTTACTCACTAACCTTTGAACATAACACAAACCAAGTAATCTTTAAAACCATAATACTATGAAAACCAGCGAATCAATTACATCAATAGCCGTAGCATTACACAAGTTTCACGGCCTAATGGGTAAGGTAGGCAAGGATGCCGTTAACCCACATTTCAAAAACAAGTACGCATCTTTGAGCAACATCATAGAAGCAACCACACCGCACTTAAACGCGGTTGGGCTATCGATTATCCAGTTGCCATGTGAAAGTGGCTTAGAGACGATGCTATTGCATACATCGGGCGAATACATTAGTAGCGTATCACTTACTCCATGCAAGGACGCAAGCAATCCACAGGCTTTGGGGTCTGCTTTGACCTACGCAAAAAGGTACAGTTACGCTGGGGCTTTGAACTTGAATATTGATGAAGACGATGATGCGCAAAGGGCAACGGTAGCACCAGCTGCACAACCAAAAGCAAAAGCCGAATTAACGCCTACGCATCCAAAATGGGAAGCCGCAAAGAAAGCCGTAAGCGAAGGCAGCACCACCGTAGCAGATATTGAGAAAGCCTATACATTAACCGCAGCCAACGCTGAATTACTTACATCCAAATGAAAACCAAAAAACAAACCATCGATTTATTCGAGCAAATGGGTATTGACTTTAATGTAAACGAATCTTTACAGGTTATTGAGGTCAAATACAAAAAGGAAGAATCTTATAAATCAAAAAGATTTGTAGCGTATAACTGTACTAATCATAATGACAGTAGCCGACCGTGGAAGGTTATGCTTAAAGGCGGCAAACAGCATTTGAAATGGTGCAAAACAATCGAAGAAGCTATCTCAATTATTAACAATTTAGAATCATGAAAAGCCTTTACCACATCGAACAGGAATATCTTGACCTTGCTAACCAACTGGAGCAAGGCGAACTAACAGCCGAATTAGAAACCGCTTTGGCCATTAACCAATCGGAGTTGCAAGGTAAGGCAGTAGCCTATGCCTACGTGATTAAAGATGCGCTGGCAACCGTAGACATTATAGATGCGGAGATAGCGCGGCTAATGGCACGTAAAAAGACCGAGCAAGCCAAAGCCGAAAAGCTAAAGGAAACGATAAGCAATGCCATGCAATTCTACGGGATAACCGAAGTCAAAAGCGAATTGGTAAAACTATCCTTTCGCAAATCAAAACAGACCGTTGGAAGTAGCGAAGGACTGGACAAGGAATTTCTGACCGTGAAGCCCGAAAGTTACAGCCCGAATCTAACCGCCATCAAAGCGGCTATTGAGGAAGGCCGCGAAGTCAAAGGGTATCAAGTGTTGGAGAAACTTAGCTTGCAAATCAAATGAGATACTTAACAGAAACCGTAGGACGTCCATTACCCCGTCAATGGATAATCGGCAAGAAATTAGTAGATGGGCAATTCATAGAAACCAAAAAAGTAGTAAATTCGCAAAAACAAAACAAACCATGCAAGTAGAAGGTAAAGTGGCTCACATCGGGCAAACAGAAACAGTAGGAGCAAACGGATTCACCAAGCGATTATTGGTGGTCGACACGGGTGCGCAATACGATGCACTAACTCCAATCGAATTTAAGAAAGATAAGGTTGCCTTATTGGACAACTTGAAGGTTGGGCAAACCGTAAAAGTATCTATAAATTTAGGTGGTCGAGAATATAGCGGCAAGTACTACCCAAGCATTACGGGTTGGAAAATAGAAGCTACCCCGATTGTCGCAAGTAACCAACGGGCTAATCCAATACCAGTAGCGGCCGCATTAGTTGAGGACGTAGATAGTGATTCATTACCGTTCTAATGCCAGTACTATCCAATAAGAGCCGCGAACGGCTTGAAGGAATCAAACCCGTGTTAATCGAGATAATTGAACGGGCGATAATTGACACGCCAATCGACTTCGGCATTCCTCCCGATGGTGGATTGCGTACTGCCTACCGTCAAAATCAACTGTATGCCAAAGGGCGAACCGAAGCTGGGCAAATCATTACATGGGTGGATGGAATGAAGAAACGCTCACGCCACCAAGACGGAGATGCCTTTGACATCTACGCATTTGTAGATGGCAAGGCAAGCTGGGATCCTAAGCACTACGAACCAATTGCACGACACTTGCAAGGAATTGCGTGGGTGGAATTTGGCGTGGTACTAATTTGGGGAGGTGATGGATTGGGTAAAAACAAGGTGATTGACCTACCACATTTTGAGCTGAAGAAATAATGACCACAAACCAAGCACACGCCATTACAGCAATATGCACCGCGTTAATTATTGGGGCTATTCTTTGCATCGCTTACCTATCATTTTACAACCCTCCAACACCGCCCCCAATCGACCCGCGCAAGGTGGAACTACTCCAAACCGCTAAAGATAGTTTGAACACGGCAAATACGCTTAAAACGACCCATAGCGAAACGGTTAAGCAAGCGGAGGAAATGCCTAAGGTGAAAAGGGTAAGTAAGGCAAAGTTTGAGGGGGTTAAAAGCGTTAGAATGTCGCAAGGGGATAGTATTCAGGGGGTTGTTTTGGTAAACAGATTAAGCGAATGAGAAAGCAACGTTACTTTTTTATTTGTACGCTTGGCAAGAATCCAAATCAAAGCTTGTCGTTTAATACATTTGAATTTATTACAACGTACGGGCATCCTACAATAAAAAGATGCTTAGAATTATCACATGAAAAATTCCCAAATCAGAGGGATTTAATTTTACTTAGTATTAGCGAAATTAAAGAACTGGATTGGCCTACATTTGTTTCTGAAAAATGAAACTAACCTCACTCCTTTTACTCCTATCCTTGTCGGCAACCGCGCAAGTAACCCTAACGCCTATCCAAGTGCGAAGGGCTAACGTGCTGCTGGATGAACGCGAATACTTGATTGAGCAACTTGCAAACGAAACTTTAGAAAGGCAACTATGGCAAAGGGCGCACTCCGAAAGTGAACGGCTAAGATTGAACGCTGAATCACAGGTGGCGAACATTAGCGAAGTAGCCGCGATTGAAACGGATAGGGCGAAGGCTTTAGAAAGTATGCTCAAACGCGAAACGGCTAAGGTTAGACGTAGGCAAACCACGGGGGTAATCCTTGCAACCATCGTAGCGGTTGAAAGCGTTGTGATTGCGGTAATGGCTGCGACCCGTTAACCCTTATTTAGAATCGTTCTAAATTACGTTTGGCGTTGTGGTAACGAATTTATGTATATATTTGCAGCACATTAAACCACATCAAAATGAGAACATCACACGTACTATCGTTACTCCGTTCGGGTAGTTATTCAAAACAATCAATAGCGTTGCTTGTAGGTCAGCAAATGGGGCGCAAATTGAGTATATCAGTTATTGAATCCGACCTTAAAGAACTAAAGAAAAGCCATCAAGTTGAACAGGATGGCAATTTGTATACGATAACTAACCAAGACTAAAACCAAACCACAATGGAAACCAAAATGAAGCCTTGCCCTGATTGCGAAGAAGGAAAGTACTATGTTGATACAAGCAGACAATGCACAAAGACCCCTTGGCAAGAATGCTGCGGAGGTTGCGGTTATGAAGTGACGTGCGACCGGTGTGACGGGTCGGGAGAAATAGAAGATGAGGACGATTTCAGCGTTGGTAACAAGTTCAAGTACTTAGGACTGGATGCAATAGTGACCAATGTAGAAGTAAGCATTTACAGCGGCATCACGTACACCATCTTCATCGAATGCAGTGGCGTTACGCTTTCAGTTAATTCACTTTCAGAAACACTAAAATCATGACATTCGAGAAAACAGTACAAGTCTGGGGCATCACTCTACAGGTGCAAGGCAACTATGAAAGCGAGAAAGCCACGCAAGACACCCCGTCATACTTTGAGTGCGAAGTTTACAGCGTACATAGTGAGGATGGCCAAGATATAACCGACATCGTATCGGATCGGGCTATGTCGATAATTGAGAACCGATTAGCTGAACTACTGCCATGAGGTCGCTATTCCTAACTTATTACATTTCGTGCCTTCTTTGCCCAATCGCGGCATACGAACCGCACGTATGCAAGGAAACGCATGAGATACCAACGCACGTTAAGTTGTTTACGGTACAGCAGCAAAGAATGTTCTATAACGACATAATGAAATGACCCAAACCGAACGATTAAAAGAAGCCCTTGCATTTAGTTGTGAGGGCTTGCATAATTGAAAACTATTTACTACATTTGCAACCGTTCGGAGTTAGACGCCCGAATGCTAAAACGATATGATTCACACATTAAACATCTTGCAAGGGTAAAAACATTACAGGCGGCCATGTCGCGTCTGTAATTACTGTGCGTCTACACAGCCCTTGCATCTATGTTATACCATGAGTAAAATTAGCCTATTCAAAAAGCTACCGTTAAAAGGTCAGCCGCATATTTGCGATGAACTAATGACGATGTTCGACTTCTTTAGTGCCGTTAAGTATGGCCAATGGAAAGACCAAGTTATTGCAATTCGTGGAATTGAAGATAAAAAGACCCGCGATAGGGCAAAGTTAAACCTTCCATCCGTTACCATCGCTGGCACGTTTCGAGAAAGGAAAGGCGAGCTACTAATTGACCATAGTGGATTTTTAGCGGTAGACATTGATAAGTTTAGCGATAAAACCGAACTGCTGGCCGATGCCTACACTCATGCGTTGTTCTTTTCAGCAAGCGGGAAAGGGCTTGTTTGCGTGGTTAAGGTAAACCCCGAAAAGCACAAAGAAAGCTATGCGTGGTTATCAAATTACTACTTTACAACTTACGGGATTGTAGTTGATGAAGCACCTAAGAACGTAGCATCATTGCGTTTTGTTTCATACGACCCCGAAATTTTTATAAACGAAAAGAGTAAAAAGTCAGGAGTAAAAGCCGAAAGCCGCGCCAAAATTCAAAGTATTCCAGTTGTTTGTCCTCCGTCAGTTGCTGGTGAAATGTGTCAAGAGGTCAAATCATTGGGTATTGATATTGCACCTGACTACGAAAGCTACTTGCGATTAGGGTTATCGGTTGCGGCTGGCTTTGGTGAGGACGGGCGTTCCATGTTTCATGCGTTGTGTTTTGCTTCGCCAAAATATGATTCAAGTCAGGCCGACCGCAAATATACCGAATGCCTAAAGACCGCGCCCCGTTCAAAGGTTGGTGTTGGTACGTTCTATTGGATGTTAAAGCAAGTTGGCATCCATGCCCCAAAAACTAATAGCCGTTCAGTGCAAGTTGCTGCGATGGGTAAACGTGCTGGCCGACAAATTGAAGGGGTCGTGCAGCAACTTGTAGAAATTGACGGGCTAAGTCAAGAACAAGCTATGTCGGTTGCCAAAGAGGTTTATAGCCGCGATGACATAGACCTTCGCAAAGTTTCGAGTGATCCCGAAAACTTAATTGAAGGAGTTATGGAATGGATAAGGCAAAACCATCCAATTCGTAAAAATGCCATTACTCAAAAGCTGGAAGAAAACGGGCAAGAGGTAAGCAAAGAAAGGCTAAACAGTATTTATTTACGTGGCCGCCTAATGTTTAACACTAAAGATGTAACCTTTGACCTAATTGAACGGGTTATATTTTCGGACTTTACACAGGAATTTAACCCAATAAATGAATACATTGACCATAACCGATACCGAAATGGGAAAGGTCAATTGGATGCGTTATGTAAAACCATTGTAA